CTAAGCCTTCTCCTGAAGTAAGCCAATCATTATCACTGTAACGAGGATCATCATACTCATCCTGATCTAATACTGGATCTAATCTCATTAAGTTGTTTTTCATAAGAAAATTTCTTCTAGCTTTTAAATCATGAGGTCTACGATCGTAAATTTTATTAGTATAAAAATTTTTAGCACTATCTATAAAACTTTTAATGCCTCCTCTATCTAAATTTTTATTTGATAATCCATATTCTCTTGGATCGCTTTTTGGACGTGCAGTTTGATTTGATTTTTGACCTTGTCTTGTATATTGAGTTCTTCTATAATTTTCTCTAGCGTTTCCATTGCCTCTAGTATTATTATTACTAGTAGTATTACCTCTACTGCTTGATTCTTTACCCCCAAAATTTGCGGCTTGTTGTTCTCCTGGTGGATATGCGGGTATGCCTTCGGGTGTCATTGTTTTTTGACCACCCATATTTTCTAAAGATTTAGCTTCCCCTGGTGTTATGTAGGCCAACATGTGATCATGACCTTTAATATTTTTCATGATTCCACCATCAGCTTTCTTAACTTTACTACCATAGGTTTCAGTCCAATCACGAGCAATCTCTGGCTCGTTGGCCCATAAGTATTTACGTTGTTTTTCTGACTTGAATGGCATAATTTAAACTATCTTATTTGATTATTTGTTAAAGGCAGGGATTTCACCTGAATTCTAATCTTTACACAATAATTCACTGTTTTACAAGACATTCTATTTACCTGACTTAGATAAAATACTAGGCATTCTCTTGATTTTTATCAAGACATCCCTTTTCAAATGCTCCCTTTTAGTTTCAGTACTAGGGTCATTAACATCAGCATCTCCATGAGCATCTGAGGTATATTCCTGACCTGTCACTGTATTTTTTAACGTAATAACGGTTTCACTTTCCACTTGTTCATGCATCTTACCATCAACTGTTTTAAATGATACCAATCCTTTTTCTGTAAATGACATTATGATCTACTTATCTCCAACGCAGACACGATTAAATTTAAGCCACCAGTTGTGCTGCATGTAACCTGTAACTTATCTGATTCTTCTAAGACTAACAGAGTAGAATTATCCGAATTTAAAAACTCAAACTTAGTTGTTCCTGCTAAAGCTGACTTAAAATCATAAGTATAATTTGCAGTATCAGCCGTATTATAGATAGATAGTGTTATATCCATAGTGCTGGAATCTGTATTATACACAGAAATAGATTTAATGATAGAGGTAGTTGCTGAAGGCACTTCATAGACCTCTTGATTAGCTGTGGTTACACTCACTAATTTAACAACTTTTTTATAGATATTAGCCACTAAGATATATACCAAGTATAGCGTTCTTGGTCCTCTTTTTGTTGTTGTAAAAACGTTGAGTTAAGCTGCTCAATAATAGCAGTTAATGCTCTTGAAATTTGTTTCTGGTTAGAAAAATCATACTCTTCTTTTGGTTCAGGTACTTTAACAACTATCTTTGCCATCTAACAATCCCACTTCCTTAAAGCTTTATTAATTCTTGAATCTGGATCTCTTGCTGTTTTAGCTGAAGTTAATCTTTTTTTCATACCGCCCATTCTTGCACAGAATGATTTACGTCTTGGATTTGTTTTAGATTTAGTAGGAGCTTTTAAAGTTCCTTTCGTATAGCTAGCTCTGCCTTTAGCATTTAATCCACCTGATTCAGACTTACCTTCTTTTCTTGTCCAAGCTGCAGAACCTCCTTCTTTTAATTGACTTCTTTTAATTGCTTTTTCTGTAGGTGCGCCTTTGTCTCCTTTACTACGCATCTTTTCACCACGTTTTCTTTTCTGATGAATATTATACCACAGACCTTTACGTGCTGTTTTACCTTCTTTTGTAACATGTGTGCTTCCGCCTTTAGCGTAGCCTACTCTTCCGTGTCCTCTTAATGATATGTCTCCCATAATTACCTCATTCCATCTGGTTTAATGTCTAATCTTAATGTACCAAATCTCCACGTTTGGTCAACTGCACTGTTAGCTATCTTAACACTAGCAAATCTTCCTCTTGCTCTGGTATTAAATTGAGTAGATGAAGAAGTTACTGTGAACGGACTGTAAGGACTCGTTGTTCCAGCGCTAGAAGGGAAACGTTTGACGGTTAAAGTAACCACTGCATCCCCTGTTAAAACTTTAAAGTCAGGCATAAATCTACTAATAGATAAATAATATTGTCCTGCTCCTTCCATTTCTAAATCTAAATCAAAAGATTCTAGTGTAGCTGCAATCGCTGTAGAAGAACCATTAGGATTAATTTGATTGTTTCCTGTTTCATGTTCAAAATAGGTAGTCTGACCTAAACCTGATTGACCAATCACAGTAGGAAAAGTTCCTGTTGCTGATGAATCAAATTTAGTAGCAAAAGGATTAGGATAAATTTTAGCAGGCATCCATGAAGTTCTTGCTTCTGTTCCTGGGTACCAAACACCACCAGGAATTTTTCCTCCTGCTGATTCTCCATAATTATAAACGGCATAACGATTGTTATAATCAGAACCTGATGTAGGGTAATACCATACGACTTCAGTAAATAGATTATTAATCGCTGCACAAACTTGTTGTCCTTTGGTAGTATCAATATTATCATAAACATAATCTTCAATGCTACAGCTTAAAGATTTAACCGTACCATCAAAGAGGAAGAAACCTTTAGGGCTCATCCAGTAAGCAACACCATCTATTTCTACAACAGCATTTTTACCAATCAATCCACAGTTGGTTCCGACTTGTTCAAATCCAAAAGTAAAAGGGGAGCCTACATGTTTCATGGTATAGAGAGACGTATCTGTCCATACTAAAATATTATCTTTAGCTTTAATGGCTCCTACAATTTTTGTACCATCTTGAAGTCGTTGACTACCTGCACTATTAATGGCTGTAGGTGCAAAACTATTAATTGTTTCTTGGTCCGAGAACCGTATAAACATATCATCTTGAGACGAAGCAGTACCAATCGTTGTTTCAGTTCCAAATAAAACAACGTGTCTAGTAACAGGAGACATCATCATTAAACGATTTGCTGTTGGAGCTGAACTTGTTACGTAATCTGTTGTTGTTGTTGAAGCTCGTGTAGTAAATTTATTGGCAACACTTGAATCCCAGCTATACATTTTTCCATTAGCAACGTTAGCTAATAAAACATCACCATAGTTATCAAAAGACCATAGCCCTGGTTCAAGGGTCATTGTTGATGCTGCAACAGCTGATCCCCATCCTGCATACAAAGTAGCATTATCTACTGTGGTTGCATCTGCGTGAATAGCGGTAACTGTTCCTTTTTGTGCTCTTGTAATACCTGTAAGTTCATTAGTTGATTTACCTGTATAAGTAATTAATTCATCTTCTACGGCAATCGTTCCTGCGTTTGGAAAATCAGTTCCACTTGTTAATCTTATTTGAGTAGCTGATCCATTATTACCAGCACTATCTGCTGCTAAAGCTCCGTCTAAATCATTAGAAGCTACACCAGAAACAGTTCCACCAAAATTACCTACACCAAAACCATAGCCATACGTTTGTTCTGCAGGTCCTACTTGTTGATAAGGTTTAACATCTACGGTTCCACCACTGGCTGCACTTCCAGAACTTGAACTTGTAATGGTAAACGTTGTAGCTGTGGGTACGGTAATAACTTGAAAAAGTTTATCTTCAAAATCTGAATTAACTAAACCTGTACCTCCTGGTAAAGTTACATTATCAAATAAAACAATGTCACCTGCTAATAGTCCGTGGGTCGTGGTTGCTGTCATGGTGACCGTAGTCGAACCATTAAAAGTAAATGTGGTTGCTGCAAGAGTAGAGTCTAAAGGTGTGATATCATACAGTTGACCTTCAAAATAAATAAGTAAAAACTTATCCGTTCCAATGGCTACGTATCGATTACCTTCTAGATCAACAAAAGAATATTGTGCTCGTGCTACACCGACAATGGTATCCGTAAGTAAAGAAGACCAGCCTCCTACTTTTTCTGGAAGACCATATCTAAAACGAACATTGTCAGAGTCAACCCAACGTTTATCCGCACCAACTTGAGTTTGTTGTTTATCAATTCCAGGAAGTAATTTGAATTCTACAAGGGACATTCAGTTTTCCCCTAGGCTGTATTCGTTTTAAATGCCCATCCAATAGTGGCATTAGCATATACTAACGTTATGTTTTGACCTTGTGTGCTTAAGGTTAAATTACCATCTACACCATTAATTTTATCTGTACCATTACGAATAACAATTAGATTGTTTGAATTAAAATAATTTCTACTATCAATAATAGTTATCTCATCTCCAATTGAACCTGCAGGTAAAGTAATATTAAAACCAGCTGCTGTTGTATCACATAAAATTTGATCTCCCACCACTGCTGTGTAAGAAGTAGTGTGAGTGACCCATCCTTTTTGTAATTGTCCTAAAGAAGTATTGGTTCCATCAGAATAAAGTAGAGCAGTTGATCCTACAGGCATTGTATAACCTGTGCCTGATGACGTAATAATAGTTAAAGTATAGTTGCTTGAAGAACGAACTGTAGCATCTTGCACTACAAAAACTCTTTCCGCTGTTGTAGGCATAATCAATTGACGATTGCCTGCTAAAGTTCCTGTTAATTTATAGTATAAATTCTTTCCTGTTCCTGTAGCACCATCGTTTAAAACTAACGTAACGTCTGCTGCAGCAACATCAACCGATAAGTATCCACTTGCGGCCTGTTCTAGAATCTCTAGATTTGTATTAGTAATGGTTCCCCATAACCCAGCTTTTTCACCTGTGGTTACTTTCTCTAATTGTAAATTTGTTGTATATGTACTTGCCATAATTCTCCTATAACGGTTCTATTGGTGTCCATATTTTATCCAAAGTAGGATCATCTGGATCAATAGGTATCCATGTTAACACATTAACCTTTTCAGCGCCAGTGTAAAGCGTGATTTTAGAACCTGCTGGGACCACTGATCCATCAATTGTGAAGGTAACCCCTGCTGCATTCTGCTTAACTTTAATTAAACTTCCAGTAACATCTACTACTTCTGGAATCTTAACTACTACGCCAGCACCATTATTGCTGACAACAATTTTAGATCCTGTTAGATCAACTTCTCCAGTAATACTAAAAGTAACCCCTGCAGCGTTTTGAGCTACGGTGATTAAGTTCGTTGTTACTAGAACTGAACCATCAATATTAACTACAACTCCTGCAGCGTTTTGACTGACTACAATCTTCTCGCCAGTAACTGCAGCAACTGCGCCTGCTAATACTTGAACTCCTGCACCATTATTGGCTACAGTAATTTTGTTCCCTGTTACAAGAACATAGTACCCTTGTCCTATTGAAGCAAAAGCGTTTTCAGCAAAAGCGTTTAAACCTAGCATGGTAGTGCCCTACCTCGCTGTGGCTGCATTTCA